ACCGTCGAAAGACCCCATCTCCTTGGCCGCATAAAGTCCAGCACTAGTCGGAGGCAGAGGTATACCAACCGATGTATTCGCAGATATATCGTAGTAATAGATTGGGCCGCCAGAATTGCAAAACATCAAATCTTCGCCGTAGTTGTCAATGTATACTCTTCTTACATCAGCAATCAGGCTAGATTCTTCTGAAGACTCCCCCCATCCCCGAGTTGCACCAGTAACAGACGGAACAGTCCAATCCGACTGATAAAACGTGCCCGCAGTCCCACCCGCATTTACCTCAGTCCCAACAATACTAAAGCCAGTGCCGTAATAAGCCGCATCAGCCAAGTCTACGGAAAAGTCACCAGTTGCCTTCGCGCTGACCCTCCACCAATTATCGTTCAGACTCGTTAAATCAAATGGCGTGCCGGAATGGCTGGATGTCCCAGTTCCAATGTCTCCAGTCAACCCCTGAAGATAGGCATATTCACCAACACTTAACGGAGTAGACGCATCATCAAACTTCAACACAGCCGATCCATCAGTGGATGACACCGGAGTACTATCCAGATCAAAGGAGGTCGGCATAGAATCACCGCCCCATACACTAGAACCAAAACCATTCCCTAATACCTGAGAGCTAATGCCCGAGCTTACCCTGTACATATAGTCAAAGGATGTTCCGAACGTCACGGAACCAATAGCCTGGGTGATCGCATTCCCTACGCTCATAGCTGATGGAAAGCCTGTACTTATATTAAAAATGTCGAACCCTGGGCCATCAGCGACACTGTTTAACGTGGGAGAAAATGTCCCACCAGTATCTAAAATAATATCTATTGTTTCACCCGTAGTGAATAGATTTTTTGTACCCAAGGTCACGTACAAATTCGTGGCCGTAGCAACTCTGGGGCTAGTAGAAAGCGTAGACGAGTCGCCTGCAACAACCACCTCAGAACCATCCCACAAATAAATCTCATAGGAACTTTGATCCAAAGCTACAGAAGCAACTTGAAACCCTCTTTCTTGCTCAAGTAACTCTTTAGTCACGGTCCCTGGAAACGAATCCGCCACCACATTTTCAAAGTTCACCCAATCGTTCACAACCAACCCGCTAGAGGTATCAGCAACCGTGACAAGCGAACTACCCGCTGCTGCCGTGAACAAGTTCTCGGACCCAGACGTTACGGTATCTGAGTCTCTTATTGGCGTAACATCAACGGGAAGCGTCCCGGTGATGACGTAATACTTCCAATCGGTTCCAACAGACTGATAATTATTGCCTGCGTAATCCCGACTTGTATGAGATGCCCTTCCCACCCCCTCTAGAGAATACGTGCCATCCCGCACCCATCCCCCAATAGACTCGACCATCCCAGATCTAAACCTGATGTTGTCGGAGTCATACCAAGAGCCAGATGCTGCATACTGGGTAGACTCATGCCGTATCCCTGGCGGTAATGTAAACCGTTTAAGCATTCAAATTACTTCCACAGCTTAACCCTGAGTTCCCACTTGTCGTTATCCAGTTGGTTAAGCAAGAGGTAGTTCGGGGATCCTGAGTCTATAACTATAATGATAGGAGCGACATTGGTTGCGACGTTGGAATCGACAAGGTACCCCACCCCCGCGTTAGTGGAATTCACATAACAAGTCAGTGTAACTCCAACAAATGGGTTCACCGCCGCCAGTGGAATTTCGGCCTCATCCGTATAACCCCAATCGTTTTGTCCGCTCTTGAGCTTACAGAAAAACTCATGGACTCTCGGAACGGAACCTAAGGAATGAAGCTCTTCATTGAACGAATTGATGATGGGAAGGGTAGAAAAGATAGTAAGCTCCTTGTAAACACCCTCGCCGCTAACCTGACCGGAAGCGTACAAGCCTCCATAGGCATCACTCTCAGTCTGTTTGACTTGAAGAGCCCCAGATGAAATCTTTAGACCCACATCTAAAGTGTTAAATTTAAGTTGTCCTGACACACCCGTTGCATCTAAAAGCGGGGATTGAAATGTAGTAGTAGCGATGCCAGTAGTGAAGGTTCCTGCTACCGCAGTATTCCCGCCTATAACCTGATCATCAATAGTTCCGGCACCAGTGATTGCTGCACCAGCATCTGCCGTAAGAACGGACTGAATGTTCAGAGTACTTCCGGCATCTACTTGTAATGTACCCCCACTGCTTACTTTAAATGTGCCACTAGACGCGATGTCCAGAGTACTGCCATTTGGTATTTCGACGCGAGTGGCATTAGTGTCTAGGCTTAGAATCCGTTCGTCGCCGTCAGACACGAAATCAAGAGCCCGTAGATTGCCAGAGCCATCCACCCCTTTTAGCTTAATATCCACTTCCTGTGTTGCTAAATTTAACTCCGTTGAGTTGAAGTCTACAGTGGGTGAGTTGATCTCTAGGTTTGCATTCGCCTCGCCGAGAATAAGCTTTGACGCACTCGTAGCAGTATCGAACTTTACAAAATCATACCCTGTTGTTGTGTCTTCAAATAAGAGCGCAGAAGCTTTGTTGTTTGGTAGCTTGATTGCGGCTGCGCCTGTTGCTTCCTGCGTGAAATCCAAACCAGATACCTGGAGACTATCAAGAATTCTCCTCACATCTCCAGAACTATCCGAATATATAAGCGCAGTGGCCCCATTGGCTAATACGAATGTATCACCGGCACCTCCCTCAAACTCAATGGTGTAACCCGGCGCTGCACCGCCAGTCAGGCTATTCCGTACCCAATAAATCCTACTATTATTAGGGTCGCCAGAACTGTTTCCTCGAATATCGACAGTTACGTTTACGCCAGGAATTCCCGTAAAGTTTATATATCGGTTGCGACCATCCGAGCCAACAGACCATGCGTCAGTGGTATCTTGCAAGAGCCAAGTAACCACACCCTCTGAGTAACTTGACTCCCCTGGCGGGGCTGTAACAATAAAATCATCCGAAGTCCCTGAAAGCGTTTGATCAATACGCTTTAGATTTTCATTTGTAGACAAGCCCCAAGTACCAGCCTCTAAGCCAGTACCAATCAGCCTCATCTTGTATCCGCGAGAAAATAAAGTCTCTGCCATCAGTTACCCCTGAGAAGCCGCAGGACGGAACGAACTAGAATCCATCCTGGTCTCTGTCATGTTTTTAAGAAGAGTCATACCATCCAGAAATTGCTTCTCATACATCTGGATCATATCAGGCTCACCCTTCATGTATGTGTACGCTTGGACAAGCGACCCATATAGAAGGACTTCCGGGAACGAAACAGACAACCATGTTTCCACTGAGTCTGCGCCGGAAGTAATAGAATCAGAGGATGTTTTACCGTAATAGGTGACAGTTGCTTGATATGGCGTATCGGGTATCGGCCCAAAACGAATAGTCAGCGTAGCCTCTGGCGTAGATACCCCGGTACTAGAAATTGCATAGTACTTCGGAGCCCCCTTCGTCACGACGGAGAGCGTTCCTGGATACGCCTCAAGAAGGAAGTCGTAATCCTTCTGAAGTAGATAATCTACCGGCCCGTAATCCACTCCATTAGTTTGAGAAGTAACGGGGGATACGCGAACAGACAAGATGTCAAAAGCACCAGCAGTACCAACGCCACCTGCGCCTAGATCGTACTCCGATGTTCCATCAGCCAAAGACAAGTCAAGGATCGACTTCCACTTTGAAGGAAGATCAATGGCTGAAAAAATCGTGTTCTCTGCAAACCTGATAAAATTAGGCGTGTTGGATACAAACGAGGACTCAGAGTTCTGGCAGTAATCTTGAATCGCTGTCTTTAGCTCGCCGTAGTCCATTACTAAGAAGTCACCACTACAAATCTAGTACTGTCTTTGCGAGCAGCACCACCACCCCTGGAATGTTTGATCGATTCCTTGTATGGAGGCCCAGACGACCTATTCAGGATTCCGCCACCGTGGTAGGTCTTGATTTGCTTCCCACCTGACTTCTTGGCAAACGCTTCCGCATCCTTTTTGCCCTTATCTGTATAAGGAAACTCTTTTCCGTCAACTACTGGCATCTTTATTCTCCTATAGATTAATATTATGAAATGCAACTACTTCTATGTAGTCAATGTCAATATCACCAGCACTTAAATCACCGGGTCTAGCGTCGAAATAGTCAAGTCTCAATGTCGTGACCGTCCCGGTCCAGTCGGCGTTATCTGTCAGATCCCAAACAATCTTAAATGTACTAGCCATATCTCTATTAGTCTGGGAGAATCCATCAGAAGGCTGAGTTAAATCGAAATACGGAGCCCTCTGAAGTTTCTGAGTAGGGGAAGTGGGATCAATGCCAGAACTAATAGGCGGGGTCGTACCAGTATTCGTACTCCAGTAAAGCTGACCTTGAAATCCATACGGCGGGTTATTATCCCCAGTCTCTCTTAACGGATAGTTGTTCACTGTAAACTCAGTCACTACATACTTGTATATAGAAGTGTCTATACTCAGATAGTCAGGAACATTATTTGCCCCGTTCCACCCTCTATATATGTAGGGATCTCCAGAGGATAAATCCGCTACAAGATTTAGGGACTGAGAAGATTCAGTCCAAGTCAAAGTCCCATTAACTACCCACCACCCATCAATTCGAGTCGGGCTAGTTTGGGATGTACCTGTTGAGAAATCTTCCCTGTAAGCTGAATCAAGATCACGCCCAGAAGTGCCGCCTGTGGGCCGAGGGTTTCTTAATGCTTGCGGGTCACTGAACTGATGACGGCCCAACTGGTTCTGGGGTTGATCTGGATCCCAGCACTCCGGACACGCCTTGATATCAGTCTCTTCCATGTTGACTACTTCTGATCGAAGTTCACTCAATAGATACTGAAAACCACAACGGTCGCAGTATCCAATCGCTTTAGTTCCCGTTGCAAACGCTCTAGTCATCTCTAGTAGTTTGTCATCGAAGGAACGAACCTAGCCGAAGTCTTGACCCTATCCTCGTCTGCCGCCTCCATGAAAATCTCGTCATACTGCTGTTTCAGCATCCCCACCCTCTGAATTGCTTCAGGTCGCTTGGTTGCTATCTGATACGCTAGACCCGCAACTAAGGCAGGAACAAATCTATCAGGAACAGCGATATTGGACCCAGCAGAATTTCCAGTGGGTTGGATTTTCTTTATACGCCAATAATGAATCTGATACTTGAGCGTCTCGTCAGGGACGGGCCAAACAGTAATGGTCGAGTACTGCGTAGTCGGGGATACGCTGTTGTAATCTTGGATCTCTTTCCGGTCGAAATAATACTGAATGGGTTGACCCTCATTCAGCTTATTAGGAATCGTGGCATAGGTTGGCTCAGAGATACGACTCATCAAGAAGTCGTTCTGTGTTGACACATTGCCCCAGTTCGTTCGTATGATGACATCCAGCAAGCCGATTGTATTGGCAGCGATGTTATACGTCGAAGTTCCCTTGACCAGTGATATCGGAGCCAAGGCGTCCGTATCTACCGACTCAGATGCCTCATCAACAGTCCACAGGTTGATTCCCTTGTTCTGCCACTCAAGCAATAGGAGATTCATGCTTCGGCGAGCTGTCCTCATGTCATAGCCAGAACGCATCTCTAGACCGGCTCGCTCGTAAGCCTCCTCAAGAAGCTCACCAATATCCGGGCTGAATGTTGATGTAGTATCAATTCCCAAGAATTGCCTCCAAAATCACTTGTATCATTGTTGAATCCTCAAGGCATCACCAACTCGACCACCCAGGCAAACCCAGCCACTATGACCCCAAGCACCGCGAGCGCAGTTCGTAACGTCACACGCAACTTGGCGATCTCTGCCCTCAGTTCGTGCTGATCCTCTTGGATTGCATCGAGCATCATACGCATATTTCTTTGCTTGTGAGCAAGCTGTTCCAATTTCGTCGTGATCGTGCCCCATTCACGCTCATTGGGACTCATCGTCTGCTTTTATAAGTCGTGTGCTTCGCTACGCCAAGCTCATTGGGCCGCTTCATCTCGGGGTTTGTTGAATGGGAGGCCCGCTTGGCTCTACGTTTTGCCAAGTCTCTTGCTTTCTTGGCATCACGCTTCTTCTTTGCTGCTCTCTTTTCTGCAAGTGTTGTCATGGATGTCTCCTATTTTCCATGAACCGAAGCCTCTAAAAACCGAAGCCGCGCTTCTTGCTCAGACCTCGCAGCCGCAAAGGCAACCGCATCAATCCGCTCACGATCAATGTCCTTGCTGAGTGCAGCGTTGATCTCTCCGACATCCGAGACAACCATACCAATAGCAAAGGCACCAATCGCTGAGATCGCTCCTACGACTGTGAAGAGAG